ATACCATCTACCATTTCATGATTCATTACACCACCATTGTTTCTGAAATCATCTTCATCTAACCAATGTGCTACAGATGTTGTACGTCCATCTTCTGTGGAATACCAACCAGCAGAGATAGGATGCTTCTTAGATTCATCAACAGAACCATCTTCGTTAACAGCATCAGCAGGGAATGCTACATCACAGAGTTGCCAAAACTTCTCAGATGTGAATACAATATCACTATCAATCCATAGTTGATAATCATACTTAAGTTTACCATCCCAGGGAATTTGATCAGGTCCTCTTAATACATTAGCACCTAAGCACTTGCAACGTGCAAAGTTAACCATAGAAGAGTAATCCTGAGATATTTGAATACTCATCTGATTTTGAACTAAGTCAAAACAAAGTTGAACGAAATTCTTTAAAAAGACATAAGAGACTCCTCTACCAGGTAGACAGAATACTATAGTCTTACCCCTCATTCGTGCCTTAATAGCATCAATATCCCATTGTGGCTTATCTTTCTTTCCACCTTTCATCTGGGAAGGGTTTTTTGCCTTTACAGTAAATCCTTTTGCCATGAAATAATGTTCTCCATTTCAGTAATATTATATCAGTTTATTTAGTGAGTGTCAATTGGCGGTAATGACGTGGTGTAACTAGGTCCATGTTGAATTAAGCCACCTGGAGGTAAGGCGTTCACTAACATATTGAAAGCGATACTAATTCTAGGAGTGTCTAATTGGTGCTGTTCTACGCTATGAGGTACATCAGAAGGAAAGACTATTAAATCTCCTTCTTTACATTCAAATGCTTTATTTGCTTTCTCACCAAATTGAGAAAAGATATTAGCATATAAATTAGATCTATTTTGTATTAATGGATCTTGAAAATATAATAATCGTTCATTATCAGTAATATACCAAACTGCTGCTAAATCAGTACCAGGATGAGTATGAGGTAAATTATAATCACCTTTCTCATTTATATTCAACCACCATCCTTCTATTAAAAATTCATTAAAAGGCGTAAACTGTCCCAACATATCCCTTATATGTTCATAATAAGGAAAAGATTTATAATTATAATTTTGACTACTTTGATATCCGCCTCTATTAGAGTATACTACAGAGGGATTTGCTTTTTTATATTCTAATGCCCACTCTTTAGCACCATCAGGTAAAGGAGCAGAAAACTTCCATATAGGAGTTCCAAATAATATAGGTTGTTGCATAGTTAATAAGAGGGTGGTTCACCATTGTTGTCTTGTCCTTCTACTTCAAGATATTCTAAATCTTCTATCTGATAATCAGTCTTTAATATACCAACCATTATATTCAACATTTCCCATTTCTCTTCGAAGTCTTCCAGACCTAGATTATGATATAGACATCTATCCTTTGCATAGATGTGGAAAACCTTTTCGGAGTCAGAAATTTCTGGAGGATTTTTTATCATGAATCTGATAAGACTTTAACGTTCACTGGTTTAATTTCTTTTTTCTTTGATTTATATATCCATAAAATTAACCCCCCTAATACTAACCAATGGATATATGGTAAGATATTAAGAAGGCCAATAGATATGATTCCAACAGTAATCCAGAAAGGAAATCTAAGTACAACCCAAAGAGGTCCTAGCATTGTTTTTTACCTGGGGAAATTTTTTTATATGATTTATATTTTTATCTCTCATGTACCCACTTTTGTAGGTTAGGGTAGTTTACTTTTTTTCGTTCACCCCTTTGGGCAACGCGCCACCTTTAGGCATCAATCAGGACTAAAAACACTGTCCTATTCACAATACTTAAGAGGGGGAATAACCCCCCACTAAGTATCACTGTGCTCTCACAATTAAAAGACCATAGTATCAGAAACTGTTCCAAAGGAAGATGATACTGAAGCACTGGTAGATTGTGCGCCGAAACTAATACTATCTGCACCTAAATCTGTGCTCTGTAAAGTGTTAAGAACCTCTAGAACTTCTCTTGAGGTTTGTGCATCTGCAAGGCGGTCAATTACTGTTGGCATGATAATAAGAATTGTGTGTTAATAGTGATGAGGTTTGTGTTACTTAGAGAACTGTATCTGTTACCTCAATAATATCATCTAGCACTGCAAGTATATCATTTCCGTTGTTAGTATTCTCAAGGAGGAATAGGGCAAATGATTTAGACATAGTAATAAACAGTTGTTGTTAGATAGTGGTGCTTTTAGAGACTTCCCAGGTCTATTGAATTATACTGTAATTATAGATCAGAATCTTACAAAGGTCAAGGGAATTGTGTCCTTATATAACAGGTACACTTTATAGGTGACTAACAATAACTGAACCTAAACTGGTTCTAGTTTGTGTTAGTTTTCCACAGGTATGTGAGTATCATAAGTTATACTGTGGAAAAACATATTACCCCTACAAAATGTAAACAGAGGTGTTGACATTTATGGGAGAAAGTGTTATACTTTGCTCCCTAACATCACTACAAAAATGATGCTTTTCCACAAGGATTAGGAGAGGGTTTCTATCAATGTTTTTCCACATTTCCACAGGCATTAATGACACTTTATTCCACATATTACATTGAGTTTTTAACAACCTTGTGGAAAAGGTATAAAACACTGATATACATTTAAAAATACATTTATTAATGATTTTAA